GAACTCTCCCTGCGCAAGCAGTCTGAGATCGAGCCACGGGAGGACACATTGCCAATTGTTTCTGAGTCATACTCAGATCCTAGGCGACCTATGAAGGTCGGATCGGTATCATCGCCTGGTAGCGTTGATGTCCCATCCGGTGTGTCCAAATCCCAGATCGGGTTCCGTTCTCGGGACTTGACCGACCAGGAGCTGAAAGGGATTCGTCCCGCTTCAGTTTCTGGTAACATTGTCTCGTTGCTTAACGCATACGAGCAAGTTGGATACGAGTACTTCGCGAAGCCCGAAAGGGCTTTTGTCGTGAACGACCGCGATTACGTCGAATCCCGGTACACCCCTGCTCAGATCCAGTATGATGTCTGGCTGAATACAGGGGGCGCCGGTACGCATAGAAAGAATTATGCGTACATGGCTCCCGAGTCCTTTAGCACAAGCTGGCTGCCTGTGCTTCCATCAAATTCCAGCATCTCAAGTAGAGCTGGATCTTTGATGAGGAACTCGATCCCTACGAAGAGTGAGATCGATCTTGTTCGCATCGCTGGAGAGTCCCGCGATTTTCCGATGCTTTTTAAAGCATCGAATTATCGCCCGACAAACCTTCGCGAAGCTGCAGGTTCGTATCTCAACTATATCTTCGGCATTAAGCCGACGATATCCGACCTTCAGAAGACCGCTGAATCGGTGATTCAGTGGGATTCCATTGTCCGTCGCTATTTGCGGCAGGAGAAGGTTCGGCTTCGTAGATCTGGGTCTATCGACCTGGGTTCGAAGAGCCAATACGGGACGCTTTCTGGTCCTAGTATGGGCACTTCTTCGAATGAGCTCGTGAATGCGGGACCAGTGCAGCTCCGGGTTGGTAAGTTACATCCCGGTTCTTACTCTGGTCGCGATCACAGCTTCAGGCCGAAGATCCAATGGTCATGCTCAGTTACCCAGCAGCTGAGATCGTTCTCGACGTTTGAGTACTTTGTACCCAGACCGAAGGATCTTTCTCAGCGGCTCAACCGGTATCGTCAACTGGCTGAGCAGGTAACCGGTGGAGGCCTCACGGCAGCTACCGCGTATGACCTCACCCCCTGGAGTTGGCTTGTCGACTGGTTTGTTGATATTGGAGGTCTCCTCCATTACCAGCAATCAGTCGCTGACAACCAACTCGTCGCTTCGTCTAACGGGTATTCTGTTTTTCAGAATCTCCGTTTTTCGGCGACCTACACTCTTGAGTCTTACTACTGGCCGTACGACGTCGTCCAGTGGGGGACACGGGTGGACTATTGTTCTCCCGGTGAGTGTAGCTTCTCGTATCGAACACATGTTCGACGAGGGGGATCCCCGTACTCGATCGGGCCTACTTGGGATCTCTCCCAACAGCAGTGGGCCATCCTCGGGGCACTTGGTCTTGCCAGGTCCCCCAACGTCCCGATCAAAAGGTG